TACCTGACTGCATACCAGCTAGTGTAGTTAATTCAGCATCAGCTATTTCATCAGTTGTAACTGAGTTTGATGCTAGATGTGAGGCATCTAACGGTGAACCTGCAATAAGAGATTTAATCTCAGATATTGTTTGATCAGCCGTTGCACTAGCTTCTATAGCGTTTAATTTACTATGATCAGCGTCAGTGAATACATTTGAATCACTAGCTGCTTCTACTGCTGCTCTGATTTCTGCATCAGTTTGATCAGCTGTAGCATTAGCTTCTATAGCATTTAGCTTTGTATGATCAGCATCTGTAAAGACATTACTATCAGAAGCTGCTTCTACTGCAGCTCTAATTTCAGCATCTGTTTGATCAGCAGTAGCTGAAGCTTCTATAGCATTCAATTTACTATGATCCGCATCAGTAAAGACATTAGAGTCTGTAGCAGCTTCTACAGCAGCTCTAATCTCAGCATTTGTTTGATCAGCTGTTGCACCAGATTCAATGCCATCTAGTTTTGTACCATCAGCAGAGACATCTCTACCATCAACAGTACCTGTGGTAACTATATTTTGTGATCCAAAGTCAGGGCTAATCTTTGTACCAGCTATAGCAGCTGATGTATTGACATCACTATTAACTAATGAACCACTTGTTAAAGCTACAGTTATTTGACCACTGCTTGGACTATTATCCGTAACAGTAATCTTATTACCAGCTGCAATATCTCCTGTTAAAGCTGTATCTATTTTTGTATCAATACGACCTTCAATAGCTTTAGTTGAAGCTACTTTTGTGTCATCAGTTGTATACCAAGTTTCTGTACTAATAACAGTTTGATCGCCTCTTAGCCAAGCGTCAGCAACTTTATCATTAGATTCTTGGTTTACATATAAGTTTTGTAGTGTATTATCATTCAGATCGTTAGCTCTTATAGCCGATCCGGGGTAGAATGTAGCTTTAGGGGTGTCGAAAGCTGTCTCTCGATAGATTCTAATAGCTACACCATTTCCGGGAGCACTGTTAAATCTAACCGTTGTTGCATTAAGCAACGTATATGCAGTTGTAGCGACTGTAGCAAGACTTACCTTGATATCAGTCGTGTCTAAATATGGGAATGTGAACGAGTAATCGGTGGTGGAACCGTTACCCGTATATAAATTTTCAATTGTTACGGTCATTTTAGAAGTCTAATAAACGTCTTAAGTCCTCTTTTGTTTCGTTTGCTTCAAGAGCTGCTGGCATATTACCTTGTCTTAAAGCATTTTTAATCCTATCATTTTGTAAGCCCACCTGTGAATACTGCGAATGGTATCTTTCCAATGCAGAGCACGCATACTTCATAGCATTTCTATGAATTCTTGATAGTTCTTGATGGACAACTAACTCTTTAATTGGATAGTCTTTTTGTTTTTTCCATCCTCTATCTCGTTTATATTCTTTCATTTTTCTGGTCCAGAATCCATCTTCTGAATTCATCATACCTTCTATTTGTCCAGCTAAATTCATATTTTTAGCTATCCAATTGTTAATCCAATTACGATCTTCAGGACTTAATAACTCTTTAGTAACAGGATTGACCCTCATACTCTGTACGTTATCCCATCCTGTACTAATTAACCATTGTCTCCAAGGCTCCATATCACCATTAGATTTACCAAATGGCATAAAAGCATTAGCAGCAGCATTAAGAGGTTCGTGGAATCTAATTGGTTTACCTGTGTATATATCTAATTGATCTACCAAACCCGGAGGACTCATAAATTTCCATTTGTTAGCCATTAATGAACCCCAATCGTTTTCCACATCTTTTAACTGTGGAGCTATTGCTTGATTCAACACACTTCTTATACCAGATGGTGCAAAAGGTATTAAAGAATCAGCTTGAGACACAAGGAATCTATTGAATGCACCTTCATCTCCAGAGAACATAGATACTAATGGTTCCATTCCACTAAGGAATGTTTTATTAGCAACGTTCATACTGATAGAAAATGCTATCTTTTGATATAGTTGTTCAGTTAATGATTGATCTACACGGTTAGAAAAGTATACTGCATCTCCAACAAGACCAAGTAACGAATCAAATGGTTCAAACCCTTTATAACTATGCCATTCACCAGTAATAGGATGTTTAATAGAATTAGGTTCCCAACCCATACTGATCATACGCTTACGTTCACCAGCACTTTGAGGACCATTACCAGTTAAATTACCTTGCAATGCCCACATACCAGCACCTGTAACTACAGTAGCACCCATTAATTGGCGGCCAATGTATTCAGATTTAAGTGTACGGAATGCTTCATCACTATTATCTAAGCCATGCTCCATCAATACTTCAGCTATTTCTTGTTTAGTAGAAGCTGTAAATACCTTACGAACCTTAGTTTGAAGAGGTATTAAACCACTTCCGGGGGTAAATGTCCAAGATAAATTCAAGGCATTTAAACCAGTTCTAGGGAATAGGAATAATGATTTTGCAGCTGGAACTTTTTCCAACATTGTATTCAAGTCATTTGCTAACTGACTATCTAAGTTAAGTGCTATTTCTTGAGATGCATGTTTAGCTGCTTTATCTGTTAATAATCCAGTGTGATCAAACGCTTGACTGTATAATCGTTTCTGTAATTTATCAAATGCTTCTCTACTAAACCCACCTTTAGTTTCTTTCATTAAGATGTTATATGCCTTAGCTCTAGCAGAACCACTTGCCATTAATGAGTTAGTAAAACCATCAATAGCATACATAGCATTAACACCCCATCGAACAAATGGGTTGTTGTTATACCAACATAGACCTTTAGCTATATTCCACATAGCCACTTTACCAGTATTACCTTCTGATTTCCAGACACCAGCCATAGCTTCAAGTGCTTCAAAGTTATCCATCTTAGCTTGACGTAAGTCTGCACGACCACGCATCATAGCTTCCTCAGGACGTGACTTAGCTAAACGCCATTCGTCACCCATTGCTTTATAAGCACGTTTGAAGTTTTCTTGAACACCACCATAAGTCCAAAGAGCTTTCTGGAATGTTGCTGTATCCCCTGTAATTTTAGCACCAGCTAATACTGTAGCAGGTTTAAATGCAGCTAACATAGAGTTACCTGTTAGTGCTCTTAAGGGTGCCATACCAGATAGGATATGGTTATACCTTACACTATGTAAACCTTTAACAATTAAACTAGGTACTTGAGGGTTACCATCATAGAATGCTTTTTTTAAAAAACCTATGTTTTCTTCTGTCCATCGGTTAAGTTTATATATTTGATCAACTTCACCATTGGTAGCTTCCATTGCTAATGCAAGTGGTTTAAGATATTCAGGATTGTTTTTAGCAATGTCTTCTAAAGTACTATAGAATTCATCACCTTTATCTTGTACAGCTTTTAAACCTCTAGCAAAATCAGTGTTCTGATCCATAATCCAAGCTTTCAATGCAGCTGGATTACGAGCACCTGCAAGTTGTTTATACTCACCTACCTTGTTAGATATATACTGGTTAGCCCTGACTTCTCTACTCAACAGTTTTAATTTTTCAACAATAATCTCTTGCTGCCTACCTGTCATTGCTACATCACCAATTAAACCGATAGCAGCTGCTGTATCAGCAATTGTACCTGCAGCTTGATTAGTAACTAAAGCAGATGCACGCATTACTTTAGGATTATATACTTGTTCAAATGATTTAATAAAAGCCTCATTAACAATACGCCATTCTTGTTGACCCATGTAATTCTTCTTATTAAAGAATCCAGTTTTCATGTCATTGACAATGGATTCCATCTGACTTAGTTTAATGTCAGGGTTAAAGACATTATTATATAGTTGAGTAACAGCTTTGTTTATTTCATCTGGAGGTATAACTGTACCATCAATCTTAGCACCAACGTTAGCAGAGATATCTTTATCAAATAGATTTCTATAAGCTTCAGCTCTTTCAGATGGATTAGCATTAGCCATTCTCTGTATAAATCTATTACTTACAAAAGGTCTAGCTCTACCATTAATAGTACCTGCATTATTTTGTATCCTCCAATTATCTATTTTAGCTTTAATTGGATTAGGTTCTAGTTCAGTAACAGCTCTACTCTGTGGTCCAAGGTCAGGGGTATTGATAAATGGATCATAACCTCTATCACCCATTGGGTCTCTGATTAAACGACTAACTGCTTCCGTTCTTTGAGCTTGAGTTCTACTAGATCTACGACTTAAGACACCAAAACTAATAGGATCTTCCCCTTCAAAACCTGTAGCATGTCTAGCTAAAGCACGCTCTGCAGCCTCATCTCCGGGAATAACTTTCATAGCTTTAGACAAAGAAAATGCAGATGTAATTAAATCTACACCAACACTTAGTCCAGCTGACTCATATATATTTTTCTTTCTTATAACGTCTGGGCTGTCACCATCTCTGGTAGCCCATGGTATATCCCAACCTAGCCATTCATTCAGAGCTGCAGCTATATTATCTTGTTCTTTAGAATGAGAAGATATAGCAGTAACAGCTGTGTCCACACCAGCGTGAGCACCTATTGTACCAAGGATACGTGTAGCCTTAGGTATAGATCTAGCGGCTGTAGCAGCCTTTAAACTACCTGTAACTGCACCACCACCATACATTGTAGGTATGATAATTGAAGCAGCTTCTCGGATAGCTTTGTGAGCTGGATGGTTAGATCGTGGTGAGTTTTCATCCCACCATTCATTAACAGGTTTTAAGAATGGTACTAATGCAGCGGCATCAGCAACAAAATCAGCAACACCTAAGGCTGGTATAGAACCAGCAGCTACGATGTTTTCTAATCCTCTGGACCACTCTGGTCTAGCATCCCAATCTTCTTGACTGACATTCTCAGGTTTTTGTAAACCATATTGAGCTTTCTGTTGCTCTTCATGACCACCC